GTTTACTAAAGTTGTAAGTGACATGTATGACGGGTTAATATGCCCTAGATGTTATTCAGAGGGTGAGTCTGGGCCGGTAGGGGTTCAATGTGTTACTTGTTCTAATAACTATTCAAAACGAACTGGTGAGATAAGGACTTTTTGGTTAACGTTTCATAAATGTTTAAATCCAGATTGTATTAAAATGTATAGCGAAAATAATTTATTTGCTACTTATAGCGATCCGGATGATGTCGCTCTAGGTTTAGTTAATCCTGTTAAAGGTTGTCAGACCTGTTTAAAATGAAACGCTTGGTTAGGTGGAACGGTAAACAACCTAATGGAATGAGGCATTGGAATTGTACTTGTGAAGTGAAGTATGTTAAGTTAAATCCTAAAGCAAAAGAATTATATGAGGTTCATTTTTGCCTAAAATAGATTGTAAAGGAGGGTGTGGTAGACAAATACGCAACCCTCCAAGTTATAAAATAACTGGTTTTTGTGCTAAATGTTTAGGGACCGCGCATAAATAACAGAATTTAGATATCGGTTGTATGGTATTACGGGCTAAGAGAGCTAAAAATGGCCGGATGATGTATTTTAAAGATAACAAACTTATCTCTAAAGCACGTTATCAAGCTGCTAAAGGTCGTACCAATCGAACCCGAAAGAGATCTCCAGCCCGTAAACCCTCTAAGAATGGAGTTAAAAGAATGAGAAAATCACTACCGCACCCAAGCGTAACAGGTATGGCGTCGGGTTTAGCAATAGCAGCATACCTAAACGCAAAGGCCACAACTGGCGCAACCGCTGGGGCCCGTTCTAGAGCTGAAGGTGTGATAAAGGATGTTACCGATGGTGAACTCGGTAAAGCGTTTAGTACTTTGTCAGGAAACGCTATTGATATGATAACTTCGGATTCTGGTAGAAAGACATTAGTGACCGCTTCAGGTATTGCCCTCGTTGGAGCCTTTGCCCGTAAGCAGTTTCCACAACTAAAATTAGGAGGAAGTAAACTTTACTTCAGAATATAAATGAGCATAGTAATAACAAGAACAGAAACCGCACTAACAACCACGGCGGGAGTTTTTAGCGCCATGGACAATATCGGGGCGTCTAGCGTCTCCAGTAGCCTAGTTATACCGTCTAACGTATCGGCAGTAAAACAGATAACAATAAGCGTAGCAAGTGACGCAGCAGAAGAGTATGTGCCTTTGGTGCAACTTTCGGGCAATTCGCTTAGAGACGGATCCGCTGTCTTTTGTGGAACTGGCCAAGTATCTAATGCTTCAGCTGTTGGGTCTAATCCTAATTCAATGACTTATGACACAAACTTAAGCGTTGTATCTGGTAACACTTTAGAAATCGCAATAGCTACCACAACCGTGGCAACTATTGACGCGGCAGTTACTTTACAGCTAGAATAATTTTTATGGCAGATAAAGAATACGCCCCATGGAGTCGCGAAACCTCTGACGGTCTCATCACGTCAGCGGTAGACTCACATGTAAGGGTTAGCCAAGACATAGTCCCAGCTTTAGCAGTTGGTTCAATAGATAAACTGTCAGGCAAATGGGAAGGTGTCACGGTATCTGATAGTATTTTTCTAGTAGATCCAGTTCATGAAGCTGTAGCTAATGGTGCAACAGTATTAAGTCCACAAGCATCCGACCATGAATATATTGACATGACTGGTTTTAATGATTTACAGATCGCAATTAAACCAAGCGTAACGGGTAATTATACACTAACAGCAGTTCAAGGCCCAGATACCTATGCTTATGCAAATTTAATTCCTGTTAATGCATCCGGTACTTTACGGGGTAACGGGGATTGGTATGCATCATCTGATTTTGAAGGTTTAATGTCGGGGACTGAGTCTTTAGCTGCTGACGTTTGGAATATTTTTACAATAATCACTAGATTATCAAACCAAAAACTATTACAGTTTAAAATTACTAATGCTACTGGTAGCCCTGCTAATATACAATTTGCGTCTTTGCGTGTTGTATGAAACTTCCTGAAAGTAAAAAAGACTTTGACAAGTTAATGAAGAACGTTGACTTTACAAGGATCCTTCAAATTACAGTTCCAATATTACAACCTGTTATAATTGGCGGGTTATGGTTATTGTTTGCTAAGTTAGACAAAAAAGCTGACGCAGTATCCAAGTTTATTGCTATTGCCGAATCAATACCAACTATAGACCTTAATTTACCTAAACCGGTTGTTTTGGCTTCTTTGTATCATTCTATAGATGAAGCATTAGACGTTCTTCAAGATGTTATTAAATTTATTAAAGACTTTGAGATCCCTTCAGCAAAAGAAATAATTGAAGATGCCAAAGAGGAAATATTAGACCCAATAATAGAACCTGTCCAAGAGGCCTCTCATGAGTTCCAAACTGCTTTAGGTGATTGCGTTGCTAATGCTAAAAAGAGTTTAAGTTTCGCTTACTATACTCCAGCTGGGCCTCTTTGGATAGTTTCCTGTATGACTCAAAAAGGATTTAATATAAGTTTAAAATATGTTAAGGAAAAACTCTTTTAATGAACGATATCCAGTTTCTTATTGTATGGATTATGAGCTTCTTATTATACTTAGTCATTTATACATATTGGATACCGTTAAAGACTCAAAAAAAGATTGAATTATGGTTATTAAGCTCCGAGTCTGATAACGCCCTTAATCAAGGGTTAGAAGTTATAGTTAAGAGCATTAGAGAACAAACACTTCAGGACTTTGAAGAGTTTATGCTGCCAAGGGCAAGGGATAGTTTACAAAAATTTTGGTCTGGAGCTATGGGTAACGCTGCTAAAGAATTGGGGAAAGGTGAAGAAGGATCCCAATTAAATTTATTACATAATATGACAAAAGATTTGAGTGGACAGCCTTGGTACGTGCAAGCTGCCGCAAGTAAACTACTACCAATCATACAAAACGCAAGTAATACGGGCAAAAACGCATCAGAAACACTTTCTAAAGGCTTAGGATTGCAGAAATAGTACAAAATAACACATTTAATTAATTAATTGTTTAACTAATCTATTTATTATTATAACCCGTCTTATTTTTTGCACTAAAAAACCATTGGGGTTCATATACTACTTTTTATAATTCGTATTATCGAAAGTAATAATCCCTTTGTTTTTTGGGTGGACCCTTTTTCATACATATAATTAATTAACCAAATAATTAATATACCCCACTCCTATGGGAAAAAATGGTGAGACATAAAAAACAGGTTGGCCGACCTGCTAAAACGGACAGCACAGGAAACATAATAGAATCTAAAACGATTAATGTTAACGTTCCCGTTAGACTGGTTGAATTTTTAAAAGAGATGCAAGTAAACAGATCCGAGATGTTTACTAAAGTTGTAAGTGACATGTATGACGGGTTAATATGCCCTAGATGTTATTCAGAGGGTGAGTCTGGGCCGGTAGGGGTTCAATGTGTTACTTGTTCTAATAACTATTCAAAACGAACTGGTGAGATAAGGACTTTTTG